CGAGATAGGAGTCCGTCTCGTGGGCTCGGAGATGTGTATAAGAGACAGGGCGAAGCCGGTCGAAAAAATAGAATTTTGAGGTATATGAAAAAGATTATCGCATTTTTAAAAATGAGTAACCGTTACAAGCATCTTATCGGTGGTTTGATGGTAGGTCTATTGGGATTTACTCCTTGGACGGCCTTTTATGCTGCGGCCATTGCAGCTTCCTGTCTGGAACTGAAAGATACTCTTCGGGGAAGTCCTTGGGACTGGATTGATTGGGGGCTCACCGTCGCGGGTGGCAGTATATCCGTTTTATTTTGGATGATAGTGTAATTCGTTTATCTGTTTTGCCTGTTAAATCAGTAACTTTGCAAGCGGTAGAGTTCCCCAATAGTCCGTGTGGTCTATCGCGGGTACAACAATGCGAATGCGAATGGCGGTGTGTCGAATGCGAATGCGAATAACGATGCTTCGAATACGAATGCGAATGTCGGCTCGCGTCTGGAAATCTAACAAATCGGCGTACAGCAGCGGGGACGTGTCCCCGAAGCGGTGCCGAGGGGAGCAAGCCACAGCAACAGCACCAGAAAAGGTGGAAAGCTGAAAAATCACGCGTCGGGTGGAGTTTGGTAGGCTGTTATCAGTTCGAAGAAGTCAGACCCGGGGAAAGGAAGGCCCTCATCTTCCATGTTTATTAACCAATAGCTTATGCGCAGGGAAGGATATATTATCGAGGAAATCATCGAATACTCCAATATGTCGGAGGCATTCGATTCGGTACTTCGCGGAACCGATCGTAAGAGGTCAAGGCAGGGACGATTCCTGCTTGCCCATAGGGAGAAGATTATCACCGAACTGACGGCTTCCATTGCGGACGGCTCATTCCGGCTGGGCGGCTACCATGAGAGGGAAATTGAAGAATACGGTAAAAAACGTATTTTGCAGATCCTGTCCATGAAAGACCGCATCGCTGTGTTTGCCATCATGAATGTGGTGGACCGCCACCTGCAAAAACGTTATATCCGGACAACCGGTGCAAGCATCAAAAGGCGCGGTACTCATGACCTGATGAACTGCATACGTACCGATTTGCAAAAAAATCCGGAAGGCACGCTTTACGCATACAAATTTGACATCCGGAGGTTTTATGACAATGCGCGGCAGGACTTTGTTATGTGGTGCTTCCGGAGGGTGTTCAAGGACAAAAGGCTGTTGGTCTTGTTGGAGCGGTTTGTTAAGCTGCTGCCGGAAGGTATCAGTTTCGGACTGCGCAGTTCACAAGGGGCAGGAAATCTGCTTCTGTCTGTATTTTTAGACCACTATCTGAAGGATAAGTACGGGGTTCGTTATTACTATCGCTATTGCGATGACGGACTGGTACTCGGTAAAACGAAAGCGGAATTGTGGAAGATTCGTGATGCTGTTCACGGGCAAATGGGAAAAATAGACTTGGAAATAAAGCCGAATGAACGGGTGTTCCCTGTGGAAGAAGGCATTGATTTCCTTGGCTATGTTATCCGTCCCGACTATGTAAGATTGCGGAAACGCATCAAACAGAAGTTTGCCCGGAAAATGCACGAGGTAAAATCGAGAAAAAGACGGCGGGAACTGATTGCCAGTTTCTACGGCATGACGAAGCACGCCGACTGTAATAAGTTGTTTAAAAAATTAACAGGCAAAGAAATGAGAAGTTTTAAAGACTTGAATGTCGCTTACAAGCCGGAAGACGGTAAAAAGCGATTCCCCGGAGTGGTGGTAAGCATCCGGGAACTGGTAAACTTACCCATTGTAGTGAAGGACTTTGAGACCGGTATCAAAACCGAGCAGGGAGAAGACCGCTGTATTGTGGCCATCGAAGTGAACGGCGAGGCAAAGAAGTTCTTCACCAACAGCGAGGAAATGAAGAATATTCTCGCACAAGTAAAGGAAATGCCGGATGGTTTCCCGTTTGAAACGACCATCAAGACAGAGACATTCGGCAAAGGTAGAACCAAATACGTGTTTACATGAGAAGAGTTGAAGGAAGTTCCGGGGTTTCGCTGATGGAATGCACGAACCCGGTTAAAGACAAATGGCGCATCCGATGGGATGTGCAGGAAAAAGAGAACGGCTCTGCCTCCTACATGGAAGAGGAGTTCGGGCATAAGCCTACTGATGAGGAAATCCACACATTGGTTATGTCCTGGTATAACAGCCAGACTGATGCGGCTATCCTATCCGGATTCGCCTATAATGGTGCCCATGTATGGCTTTCTGTGGAGAACCAGTACAACTATAAGGCAGCATACGATTTGGCCGTTCAGACGGGCGGAGAAACCCTGCCAGTGACGTTTAAGTTCGGTTCGGATGAACAACCGGAATACCATACTTTTACTCAGTTAGAAGAACTGAAAGATTTCTATACAAAAGCAGTAGGATTCATTCAGACAGTTCTGGCTGAAGGCTGGGAAAAAAAGGACAAGTTCAATTTGGAATTATATCGGATTGAGTGATTGACAATCCCTTCGGGGGAGGGATAAAAAAAGCCCCCGGCCTGTTAATATAGACGCCAATCATTTATTAACACAAAACGCCACGAGAGTGCGCGACCGGGGGCAATGCCCTCTGCCGCACTCTCGTGGCGTTTTTACGCATTAAATAAATGATTGGCATTGCAAAAGTACAAAAATGATTGGATATGACATTGTTTGAAGCACTTAAATTTAACAGAGAACCGCTTGAAATGCTTATAAGTTTGGGCGGCAAGCAGGATGACCTTCGATTCATAGACTTATATACGGAGTATGAGGTCATGAAAAAACAAGGTGAAAAGACCACTTATGCAGTGGCGTTTTTGGCAAATAAATATTCGGTAAGCGAACGTAAGGTGTATGATGTTATCAAACGGTTTGGAAAGCACTGCACGCTCGGTGCAGTGTGATTGATGTGCCGGGGATGCCTTGTGTTGTCCGGTAGAGCTACCTTTGTACAACCAAAAATAAAGCTCATGAATAAGTATTACCAGACATTAGACAAGATACTCCAAACGGGCAAAATCCAGACCAATAGGAAAGGGCGTATCAAGTATCTATTAAACGAAAGGCTCATGCTAACCCCCGCTGATTTACTTGACATATTTGAAAGCCACGGGATAGCCAGGAAAAAGCTGAAAGAGGAATTGAAACTGTTTATGCAAGGAGTCCGGGATGTGGAAAAATACAAAGAGGCAGGGATTACCTGGTGGGATTATTGCGGCCATACCCTTGTAAACAGCTATCCAACTTACTTTGAAAAGCTTCCACCCCTCATAACCAGGATTAACCGGGAAAAGCGCAACAGCAAGAATTATGTCCTGTTTCTTGGAGAAACCGGGGTGGAAAGCAACCAGGCACCCTGCCTGAGTCTTGTGCAGTTCCAAATTGATGAGGGAGAATTGGTGCTATCTGCATATCAGCGTAGTTCTGATGCGAACCTTGGGCTTCCGGCTGATATTTATCATCTTTATCTGATGGCAAGGCAGGTGGAGCTTCCCCTGAAGTCCATAACCCTTGACCTTGGAAATGTGCATATATATGAAAATAACATTGACCGGACTCTGGAACTGTTATCCGGAGTTGAAAACATTAAATTTGACTTGAACGTATGAAGAATATGAATTTATCTGCACCACTGCCATTTGTAGGCCAAAAAAGAATGTTTGCTAAAGAGTTTATTAAAGTTTTGGAACAGTTCCCTGAAGATACCGTGTTTGTGGACTTGTTTGGCGGTTCCGGACTTCTTTCGCATATAGCCAAAAGAAGCAAGCCCGATGCTACTGTTGTCTACAATGACTTCGACAACTACCGGTTCAGACTGAAAAATATCCCACAGACAAATAAACTGCTTGCCGATATTAGGGAGCTGGTGGGTAATTCGATACCCAAACATAAACCAATTAAAGGGGAACTTAGAGAACGCATTTTTAAACGTATCGAGGAAGAAGAACTAAATGTTGGGTACGTGGATTTTATAACCTTATCATCCTCACTTATGTTCTCCATGAAGTATAAATTGTCTGTAGCCGAAATGCGCAAGGAAGTCCTTTATAACAACATTCGCAAGACCGGTTATCCGGAGTCTTCTGACTACTTAAAAGGGCTTGAAATTGTATCATGCGACTACAAAGCAGTATTCAACCAATATAAGGATGTTCCCGGAGTCGTCTTTTTAATTGATCCGCCTTATCTTTCCACTGATGTTGGTACGTACAATATGTATTGGCGCTTGTCTGATTATTTGGATGTTTTAAAGATACTCGAAAAGCATTCCTTCGTTTATTTCACATCCAATAAATCCTCCATACTTGAACTGTGTGAATGGATTGGAGCAAACAAAACCATTGGCAATCCTTTTGAGGGTTGTACAAAAAAGGAATTCAATGCCCACATGAATTATTCTGCCGAATATACAGACATGATGCTGTATAAGAAACAGGAAAAATTAGTTCATAAAACAGCTGCTTAGCACTGAACAAAGATACAATTTTTCAAGTAGAAGGCCAAACTTTTGAGCCTTATTTTAATGCCGTTATAAAGCCATTTTTTATGAAATTATAAAGCCGAAACAGAGGTCATTACAAAACTTTTGTTTCGGCTTTTTGAGTGTTGCGCGCTTTCCTTTTTTGAACGCTTCGTTTTGTCCTTTTCCCTGAAAATCGAACGCTTCGTTTCGGATTCTGCGGAAATTTGGATTTGCGAATTATAACTGTTTTCCTGCCATTTTTTTGTAACGGAAATTAGTAACGTTGCTAAGTTGCTAAGATACAGGATTTTATCTTTATCGGTTGCCCGGTTACGAAATTACAGAAATTTAGTACCGGATTATATCAGCACAGCCTGGCGGAGAAAATACCGGCCGTGTGGCAGCAGGAAAAAGTGCATTATAATTATTCTCCCGGAGTATATTTATCAAAATGGCGGTCGAAAGCCTACATTTTCCCGTAAATGGCAGACCAACAGCCGATAAAGGAATATCTTTGCCCTTAAAAAGGAATATTATTGCTATGATTACCACCCGAATACAAATCGAATCCTACCTGGCCGAGTATGTCCGGGGCAAATATTACGACGAAACGATCGGTACCGTCCGTTTTCCTTCTTCGTCCGATATCTATGTGACTATTTACGATCTCATGGAGAAACGGCCGGTTAATTGTCCGGCTGACCGCGGCAACCTGGAGTTTATGCTGCCTGACCGCCGGGAGGCCAATTTTGCCGGCGGCAAGTCTCCGGAACAGTTCAATTATATTTCCGTACGTGGTACCGCTATTCTTGAAAAGCGTTTGCGTGCCCTGATGTGGGCCGAGCTTCACGAACTCATGGACGAAAACAAGCATCTGCACGGTATCGAATTTAAGGAAACCGTTTTTACCTTCCTGAAAAAGTATAATATCTCTTCCATTCAGGAAGACGGGCTACTGAAAAACTACCAGCGGTGGCGGGACAGTTTCAGGCGTAAGAAGAAAAGGGCCTATAATCGAAAAAAAGTGTAAAAAAGCAAGTTATTTTTTACCTACCAACTGTATCTGTTTGTCCTTTTTTGTCCGGTTTTTGGCTGAAAAACGTCCGAAAAATGCTGAATATTTGATTATCAATACTTTATATCTGTAATTATGTCAAGAAAGTTAATATCCGCCGCCCATAGTCTGCAACTGGTTCCCGTTTACAACATTATTCATTTTGGCATCGTGCATTCGAAAGTCGTTATCCGCTCTATCGGAAAACCTGATATTCTTATGATCGTACCGGGAACCTTAAAACCGGGTGACAGCAAAAATGAAGACGTCTATACTAAAAAACATACCTTCAAGCTTGCCGACGTGTCGCAAAATAAGACGCTTTACCTGGAAAACCTGAAAGTGACGCCCTTTGTCGCCCTCTATACTGACGAAACGGGTAACACCCGTGTTTCCGGTTCTCCTGATTACCCGCTTACCTTTTCTTTTGAGATTGGTGGGGGCCTGTATAACTGCACCCTGTCCGGTACGGGTCCGGGCGTTGATGCGTTCCTGTAGGTTCCTTTCAGTCCTTCTCTACCTATGATATAGGCGTTTTCTTTGTCGTAAAAAAGAGAACGTGGACAAAATACAGGAGATTTTTACAGCACCTTGGGCAATCGCTGATAATGATTATTACCGGTTGCTTTCTTTACTTGTGCCGTGTGTTGCAGCCGGCAACCTGGATGCGATCGAAAAACGGCTCGACAATAATAAAATAACCGCCTACGCTACTACGCCTTACCTTGCCAACCGGTGGGAACTGGACGATGACACCCTGCCGGCTGACAGTGTGGCCGTCATTATCCTGGAAGGTACTTTGTATTCCTGGGAGACTTACCGCCTGGAAAAGCAGCTCCGGGATGTTTTCGATAATCCTAAGATTTGCGGCGCGGTCCTGTGGATCAATGGTCCGGGCGGCATGGTTGCGCATGTGGACCTGGCGGCTAAAATGATCGCCGAATCTTCCAAACCTATAGCTACCTACGTGGCCGGTACCATGGGAAGTGCCCATTTTTGGCTGGGAACCGCCGCCGGCAGAACCTTTATCGCTTCCCCTATGTGTGAAGTCGGTTCCGTCGGTATTATGCTTACTTACCAATCCTTTAAGAACTATTTCAAGAAACAGGGCATTGATTACCGGGAAATCTATCCGGATAGTGCCGATCTGAAAAACTATGAAACCCGCGCGATTGAAGATGACAACAACGAAGAGCCTATAAAGCAACGTCTGGCCGTCATGCACCGCATTTTCTGCGATGCGATCAGTCGGAATCTGGGTATTGCCTACGATCCGGAACTTCCCCTTTTCCGGGGACAGATATTCACCGGCGACGTAGCCGTGGCAAACGGCTATATCGATCAGTTCGGTACGTTGGAAGACGCGGTAAAATGGGTACTGGCACAGGCTACCGTCAGAAAAGTAAACGAGATGTATAACATATAGTATTAACTTTAAAATTTTGTATATATGAAATTGGATTTTAAGAGTTTATCCGCTGTCATTCTGGGCGTGTTGGGCCTGTCGGAATGGAGCAAGGTAGAGGATAAGAACTCTATCACGGCCGAGGAAATGACAAAACTGAAAAATTACGGTTTTTCTGATAAGTTCCTCACGGCGTTTAAAGCGTCCCTCGAGAACGACTTCCAGGACGAAGCCGGAACCGGGAATGAGGGAGAGGGAAACGAAGAACCTACCACTACCGCTTTTCTTCGCGGTTTGTTGGGTGATACTGCGGCCCGTCTGGCACAGGCACAGGAACAGCTTGAAGCTTTGCAGACGCAACAGCGTGACGAAAACCGGAACAACACCTCGCTGATTGCCAAGAAGGATGCCGAGATAACGAAGCTATCCGGTATTATCGCCCAACTTTCAGCCGCTGCGGAAGATGATCCGGGCAAAGGGAAGCAGCACAACGCCCAGGCGGACGGTAAAGGGGCTTTCAATCTCCGGGATGAAAAACAGCTGGGGGGCTTGCAGGGTGAAATGTTCTCACTGGACCGCCCGTATAACCTTCGCGCCAAAGCTGCGTTAATGGAGGCTGCCGGTTTTGAAATGATCGCTCTTCCGAAAGCCAGTTCCCTTGACTACAGCCGTTTGAAGGAAGACCTCGGAGCTTTTTACCGTATTCCCTGGCAACAGCGTTTGCAGTCTTTTTTAATGGAACTTCCTTCCATTGAAAGTATTTTCCCGCTTGAATCCGGTTATCAGGATTTGGCTACGCTGGTTAATATCTGGCTGGGTGAGTTCTCACAGGCCGGCAATGAGGAATCCGACTTCGATAAGGTGACTAAAGGTTCCTACGAGTTCGACGATGAAACCTTGCGCATGTTCAACGTGATGTTTGCACACCGTTTCAAAAATTTAAAAGCCCTGGAGAAAACCTGGATCGGCACTTTGAACAAGGAAGGTTCAAACCCTATCAAATGGTCTTTTATCGAGTACATCCTGGCCGAAACCGCCAAGAAGTTGCATAACGAGCGCGAACAACGCCGTATTAACGGAATCCGTAAGGACCCGAATCTGAACGAACCGGGCAAAGCACTTGCTGCAGCTGACGGTCTGTATGAGTTCCTGAACAAGAAGGTGAACGGACATACCGATATCAATAACGGAAAGTTCGTTTACCAGATCAAGCCGTTCGAGCTGGGAGAACTTACCGAAGCAAACATCGGTGAAAAGGTGTACAAGGGTACTTCCATGATCCCGGCGGTTCTTCGTGACAGCGGTAATCTGGCCCTTTATATGCCTTCGCACTTTATTGTATTGTATCATAAATACAATGAACTGCATTACGGACAGAACCAGGATTACAAGGCTAATATTATGTATGTAAAGGAATATCCGGCGGTGAAAATTATCCCGGTTCCTAATGCTGACAACCACCACCGTATCTTCTGGACGTTTGAAGGCAACATTAAAACCTACGAGGACAAGCCGGGTGAAATGACGGCTTTCAACCTGGAGCAGGAAGACTGGAGCCTGAAAGTATGGAGTAACTGGCGTGAAAGTATCTGGGCTATTGCCGTGGGCTTCAAGTACACCAAGAAAGAAGATATGGACTATAACCGTCAGATGATCTTCTGTAATGAGTATGACCGCCCGGCGTCTTACTTTGTGGACGCTGACAAGGACAAGAACCCGTCGGCCAAGCTTCATACCTCCATTGTTACCGTAGCCAATACAGCCGAATTTGCTATTACCGATATTGAAGATGCGCCGGTAGGTACGGTTATTTCCCTAAAATGCGGAAGCGTGGATAAAGGCGTTAAGATTGAGAAAAGCGGAAACTTTGAACTTATTTCCGAGGCCTGGCAGCCCGACAAGGGGGATGTTATTAAACTGATGAAACGTGCCGACGGTAAATTTATCGAGATCGGCCGCGAAAATGCTTCTTCCGATGCGTTGCAGTTTGCGCCGGATGAAACAGCACCTTCCTTGCTTGACGGTGAAGTATTCGTTACCGGCGAGAATACAAAGGCAACGGCAATCACTAACTTTACCGATGCGGAAGCCGGTGTCGTTTACACGATCTACGGAAGCGGTTCTGAATATGCTTCCACCATTGCGACCGGTGGAAACTTTGTCTTAACCGAAGCTATGACACTTTCCGAAGGTAAGTTTATCAAGCTGGCAAAAGCCGCCGACGGTAAATTCTACGAAGTGGCAAGAGGCTAATTTTTAACGGAAGGGGTACTTTATCCCTTCCTTTTTATAACCTTATAAATCATTAAGTTATGACATACGTAAAAGCAAGCGTAAGAAGGCCGGCCGGTAATCCCGGTAACGGTATTCAGCCCAAGGATCAGCTCGTAATTTACGACGTTGACGATATTCTTTCCTTTCCGCCGAGAAACGATGCCGGCGTGGTTATCGAAGAGGATATCGTAATGAAGGCGGGACGTTATGCGATCGGTATTTATCTGACACCCGGTACCGCTGAAATCAGTTCCAACAGTGACGGAGAAACGGACGCCGAAGGCTATACGCCTTCCATTAAGTTCAATCATCCCGGTAACGAACAGGAAATTCGCGAGTTTAAGACAAACTGGCTGTCTAAGAAATGTATCGTTGTGCTCCGTTATTGTAGCGGAAAGCCTGCCGATCTGATCGGAACGCCCTGTAACCCGTGTAAGTTATCCGTATCTTATACCGGTTCCAATGAATCGAATACGAACGAGCTTACTTTCACCCAGATCAGCAAAGGGGATGATATCGCCATTTACCGGGGTACCGATACCCTGGAAGAGCCGGTGGCCGTAGTGGAAGCCGGGGCTACAGATATAGATTACCAGACAGACGGGCAGTACCAGCTTTCCGCAGGTGCGGCTAAAATAGCCGGTGTTACCGGTGGAAGTCATGGATCGGTAATTACCCTTATGGGGTGTTCGGGCGTTGCGCCAACAGTGGAAAAAGGCGGTAATTTCCTTCTGAAAGGCGGTAAGACGTTTACCGCTTCCGAAGGTTCCCAACTGACATTGCGGGCGTTTAACGACGGTTCGGAGGCTATGAAATGGATTGAACAAAGCCGTTATGAGGCGTAAGTAAACGGTTTTCATGTAATTCAAAGGGTGACCGGCAGCACATGCCCGGCCACCCTTTGTCCTTTTTGGGGTAATTGCCCCCTTTTTTCTTTGTATCATCAAATTTTTATATAGTATGAAACAGGAAATTATTACCTATCTGGCCGGTCCGCGTAATTTTATCCAGGGCGTGGAACTATACGAGAAATACGGTATCAACCGTATGTTAAAGAAGTCATTTCGCCGGCAGGGAGAAACGGAAACGATGAAGGCCATTCTTTTAGAGGAACTACGGAAGCTGGCCGGGCTTTCCGAACGTGAATTTAAGACAATCCGGCGCAACTCCAAACAGCCGACCGCGGTAAAAATGGAACCCGCCAGGGATGAAACATCTAAAACGTCGGTAAAATACAGCGATGATTTGCTGCTGGAACTTGCCGAATCTTTCGGTGTCAGCGTGGAAGAACTCGTTTCGTCTGATTTCCGGGATAAGGTTCTTTCCATGGATGAAAATGCCGACCGTGTGGAAGAACTGGAAGAGGAACTGGATCAGGCGGAGAAACGATACAAGGCAGCTCCGGAAACCGTAACCAAAATGATACGTTTCCGCGAGAAATTTACCTTCCTGAACTCTCCGGATTGTCCCGACATTCTGAAAATACTTGTTTCCGACATGTTTACCGCATACGGGAAGTATAAGGAAGCTTTCGCCCGCCTGGAAGCTACGCCGGATGATGTCAGTTCACTTTCTACAGCACAGGAAGCGCAGGCGGTCGTGGAAAACTTCATCGCTAACCGCGATATGTGGGACGAACTGGAATATTACCGGGAAAACGGAAAGATTCTGGGTAAATGTGAGAAGGTAAAAAGTTTGTCCGTCCGTAAGGGCGTCGAGAACCTTTCGGATATCGACATACAAAAGGCCCTGAATAACGCCCGCGCCAACCTTTCAAAAAATAAGGCGAAACTGGAACAGGCCGGGGATGATGAGAAGAAGAAAGCGAGTGCCCTTGCATTGATCCAGAAGTGGGAGACTACCCAGAAAGCCATAGAGGAAGAAATCGAGGCGCGAAAAAAAAAGTAATTGAACTTATTGCCAGTCTGACAGGGAAACGGCAACGGATCACAAAGAACCTGGGTCGTTTCTCTCATCCTTGCGACCGCTCGGAGCTGGGGCACCAGCTCAAAACATTAACCCTCCGGATAGAAAAAGAAGAAAGCCGGCTTAAACAACTTTTCAATGATTACAAACCAAATATATAACGAGGATTGCCTGGAGGCGTTGAAACGTGTTCCGGACAATTCCGTAGATTGTATAATAACCGATCCGCCTTATTTCCTGGGAATGACACACAACGGGCAGAAAGGCAGCTTTAAAGATTTGTCTATCTGTAAACCCTTTTACCGGGATTTGTTCCTGGAGTTTAACCGGGTGAAGAAACCCAGTGCTTGCGTGTATTTTTTTACGGACTGGCGCGGGTATGCTTTTTATTATCCGTTGTTTGACTTGTATTTAGGCGCGTCAAACATGATCGTTTGGAACAAACAGTCGGGGCCGGGTAATCATTACGCTTTTATACATGAGCTTATTTTGTTTCATTGTGGAAATGGTGTTTCTATCGGTGCCACAAACGTAATAGATAATATCCGATCTTTTTCGTCCGGTGCCAAAAAGATAGAAGGTGAAAAGGTTCATCCAACACAGAAACCGGTGGCGTTGATCCGTAAACTGATTGAAGACAGTACAAAGCCCGGCGATCTGATCCTGGACACTTTCGGCGGTTCTGGTACTACAGCCGTGGCAGCCATTGAAAGCGGCCGGAACTTTGTATTAATGGAACAGGACGAAATTTATTATTTCACGGCACAGAAACGAATAAAAGATGCGTATGAACGATTTAACGGTGGTGGATAGTATTTACCTGGATGCGCAGCAAAAGGAGGATGTACGGCGTTTGTCTTCTTTAGGATATTCCCCGAAAGATATAACTGTTTCCCTGGGGCTTTCTCTGGAGGATGCCGGGCTTTTTGTCCGGGATGCGGAAACGGTAGGAACTTCCGTTAACTTCCTGATCCGGGAAGGGATTCTGGTAGCACGTGCCGCCCCTGAAATAAAACTCCATGAAGCGGCGGAAGGTGGAAACGTGGAAGCTATAAAACAGCTGGAGGCCGTACGGAAAAGACATACTTTCGAACGTTTAATCGAACAAATGGATGACGACGAATTTAATTAAGCCCTCACGAATAGACTTTGACAAGGTGGATATCAACCAGATTCAAAGGATTCTTTCTACCGGTACGCTGGAAGCCCTCGCGCCCGATGAAAGGGAATATTACAGCCTTATGGAAATGGTACGGGGACTTCGTGCCCGTATGCGTATAAATGGTAAGTTGGTGACAAAGGCCGGCATCATCCGCCTTTTGAAGTCGGAACCTTACGGGCTTTCGGACTGGATGGCCCGCCAGGTGTACGCCGACAGTCTCAATTTCTTTTATACGCAGGATAACGTACGCCCGCAGGCTTTCGCTAATCTGTATGCTGAAAAGGCCGAAAACTGGGCGAATACCGTCTTTCTTATGGGAAATGTGAAGGAGGCTAAGAACCTGCTGAAATTGGCGGCGGAACTTCGCGGATGTTACAAGGATCAACAGGCCGAAATACCGGAGGAACTGCTTGCACAGAAAAGCACGGTTATTTATACTACCAGCCGTAAGGATTTGGGTGTTCCTGAAATCGACCGTAAGGAACTGGAAGAGTTTATCGATGCGATACCGGAAATTCCTGTTATTGTGCGTGAGAATATAAAAGAGGATGCGCGTATTAAAGCTTTTGACCTGAAAAAACGTATGTTGTATGATATCAAAGAGTTCGGGGAAGACAACGAAGGTGAGTAACGCCGATGATGTGGAGATAAAATACGGCCATATAATCCAGGTTCTGACAGACTGGATCGATACTACTATCCTTGTATCTATTGACGGGCGCGGTACGGCCAAATCGACCGTTATACAAGCCAGACGTTCCGCCCGTTGTGTGGAAGAAATGCCCGGCGGTGCGTTCGCTTTTGTTGCCAATACCTACAGTAACCTGGAAAATAATATAATGCCGGCCGTTCAGAAGGGCTGGCAGCTTATGGGGCTTATCGAAGGGGTACACTATGTAAAAGATACCCGCCCGCCTGAATCCTGGCGGCGTAAATGTTCGGTTATCGTGGATGATTACAAGCATGTTTACAGCTTCTGGAACGGATGTGTTATTTTCATGGGATCACTGGATAACCCTTCGCTGCTTGCCGGAAAGTCTGTAATACACCTGTTTTATGATGAAGCGAAGTACGACAAGGAAATGAAAGTAAACCGCGCTATGCCTATTCTTCGCGGTGATGCGATAACTTACGGACATTCCCATTTGTTCCTGGGGATAACCATTACTACCGATATGCCGGATATCGACGAAAACGAGTACGACTGGTTTTTCCGGTATGTCAAGCAAATGGACCCGGAACGGATCATTAAAATAGTACAGGCGGCAAGTATGCGTAATGACCTGGTAATTTCTCTATTAAAAGAAGAAAGAAAAAATAAGCCTTCCCCCTTGAAGCTGAAACGTTTGAAACGGGATATTGAATATTACGACCGGGCTTTGTTGAAGTTGAGAAAAGGACAAACGTTCTTTCTTAACGCTTCTTCATTCGCTAATGTTGAGATACTTACGATTGATTATTTAAAGCGGTTGTATAATGGTACGATGGAGCTTCACGAATTTAAGAAGTCGGTGGTTGGTATGCGTCCCGGTCTTCGCAGGGATTTACGTTTCTATGTGTTGTTTGGTGAAGGACATAAGTATTATAACGGTACCATGTCCGGAGAAGCCGCTTACAGCTCGCGGGAACTCCGGTACCTGCACCATGATAAAACGATTGAAGGCGGTATGGACTTCGGTAATATGCTTTCTTTGGTGATCGGTCAGCCGGACGGTGCTTATTACCGGGTACATAAGAACTTTTTTGAGATACCGCCGGGCTGGTTCCGGGAGATCGCCGACCAGTTCCTCACTTTCTTCCAGAACCACGAATATAAAGAACTGGATTTGTACTATGACCGTGCAGGTAATAACTTTGAGAAACAGAAGGAGGATTACGCGGGTAAGATCAAAGACGCCATAGAAAAAGACGGCAGCGGGAACCGTACCGGCTGGATCGTAAACCTAAAGAGCCGTAAACAGGCAGTTATCCGGCAGGATGCGGAATACGACTTCATGCAGGAGATTATGGGCGGTACCAACAATAACCTGCCTATCCTGTTGGTTGATGCGGTGAACTGTAAAGAAATGGTTAGTTCCGTAGAAAAGGCAAAGGCTGAAATCAAATACCGGGGTAATTCTAAGGTAGTGTTCAAAGTGAAGAAGTCCGAAAAGCTGGCACCGAAAAAACTACCGATGTTATCCACCAATTTCTCCGACGCTTTCAAATACTTACTGATGCGCCCCGGCTGGATAGCTTTGGTACGAGGCAAGCGGACACTGCAGGCCGACTCGTTTGTGGATCAATGGATAGAGAACAGGCATAAAAGGTAATTGCCTTGTAACGCTGGAAAATCGGTTTTCCGGCGTTTTTTGTGTTACCAGGTTACGGGTACCCCTCCCCAGAGGTCATATTTCACCTTTTAGGGGGAGGGCAACTGCTTTCCGACTTCTGAGCGGCTCGGTCTTCGGAAGGTGTCATTTTTTTAGTTTTTGAAATTTTCTTCGGTTTTTGACTGTTTTTCAGTCGTTTATCTGCATTTAGACCAAAATTTTACGCGAAAAAGCGTGTTTTTTTATGCGTTTTTACTCGTTTTTTGTCCGTTTTTGGGTGAATTACCGTGTATTTTGGGGCGGTTGCCTTTCATTTTGGGGGATAATATTCTTTATAATTGTACATATTAAGTATTTTTGCAGCCGTCAAAATTACACTGCATATAACCGTCAGAACTTACGGGTGGTACAAGCTAAAGTACACACTAATTTTAAGTTACTGATATGAAGAAATTATTATTAATTACCGTGTTGGCTATTTTAGTAGTAGCAGCTACAGCACAAGAAACTCGAAAAACGTTTTGCCAAATTGTTGGTACCGGGAAAGTATTAAGTTCTAAGATACGCGTTCAAATTGATTTCGGGCAAAAGCGTTCTTATTGGAACCAGTATAAAAACTTTATGGTAGATGAAACTGGTAAGAGAATAGAGTTTTATTCTATGGTAGACGCTATGAATTATTTAGCTAAATTTAGGTGGAAATTTGAGCAGGCGTATGCTGTTACCGTGGGGGGAGAAAATGTGTATCATTGGTTATTAAGTAAAGATATAGTTTCTGATGATGAAATACGCGAAGGTATTATAACACAGAAAGATTTTGAAGACATGGAGAAAGAGGCTTTAAAGGCACAGGAAAACAATACCCCCAATAATGATAGCATTTTAGATACCGAGGAAGCTATAAGAAAGCGATACGAATAGTAAAATATAAATTAACGCTCGCCTATTTTGGCGGGCATTTTTTGTTACGAAGTAACGAATCGTAGAGTCGATAAATTTCCTTTCTTGATAAACTTTTATTAACGTTTTTTTTTTTTTGTTCAGATTTTAATGCCGACATTTGCCCCTGTCAAAATTGCTACCGCTGGTGCGGTCCGGTGAGTCTCGGTTATTGGCTCGAATAAACAACGGGCTTTTTTTATGCTCGGTATTTATCTATTTTGATATATAAGGCGGTTGCCTTTCCCTATTACTTTTAACCCGTTCATCGGACGGTTTGCGGTAGTGATTTTGACGAATTAGGGGAAATGGTAGCCGCCTTTCTCTTTTTTAATAGTCAAAATCACTATCATTATGAAAAAAGAATTTCAATCCGGCACAAGCTACGTGCCTTCGTTCCGTACTGGTAGCACGGACGTAAACACGATCCAACATCGTTATTTTCAGGAGCCGAAACATGAATGTACTGTTTGTTCAACTTCTGGGGCTTATTACTTATCTGCTATCGCTTGTTTCTGTCTTACTTTTATCTATCCACCGGCTGTCATTGGTGCAGTTATATGTGTGTGTCGTGCCAAGAAAGCGAGGAAAGGAGGCCGAAAATGATATCTTATTTTATAGAGCTTAACGAATATAAGCCACAGAATCGAAAATGTGCTGAAATGGCAGAGTTTGCAAACCAGTTTGGTAATACGCTTTGCCCTGATAAAATTTCCTTTGATGCTTTTAAAACTGAACTGGAAGCAAAGGTAAAGGAACTGAACGAGAAATACCCTAAAACAATGCCGTTGAAGATATCTTCCGGCATCGGATTTATTCACATAGATCAGGACACTAAAACACATAATAACGGCTGTGACAAGCCTGTAGCCTATTTTTTTATTTACCGGGTTAAAAGAATATATAGGTTTTCAGAGCGTCCCCAGATAGAAAAGAAAGGAGGTGCCGAATGATATATACTGAATATCAGCAAGTGTTACTTACCCAATTACAAAACAATGATAAAATAATTGAGGAAATAAAGAAGGAACAGGAAGAAATACAGGGGATGTTTCTACAAGAAAGTAAATTTAAACCGGGTGATCTGGTACAGGTTGATTATAAAATAAGTAATGCTACTTTTAAAGTTCGTGGCTGGATTTTCCGGATTACATTCTGGAGGAATCGCCCGTATTATCACCTGAATTTACCCAAGAAAGACGGTTCCCGCGGATTAAGGGTTAAAAGTATATGCGACGGGGTACTGGAAAGTATAACAAGTATTTCACATATTAAATTAGAAGACTTAAAAGGAGGTACCAAATGAATACAAATAATCCTGATATCTTATTTTTCGTTAGACGTGAATACGGTGCGCCTTCCATTGAATTAAGAGCATACAAGGTGGGGAAGGTTAACAATGAGTTTGCTTTTCTCGAACTTGAACGTTTACGGTTGGTTGTTTACTCCGGTGATTTTCAGTCTGTATTACTTCATCACGAGTACGGCAAAAACAACTGTATGTATAATAGTGCTAATAATATACCGGATTTGATGAAAGACATGAAGAAGTGGCAGTTATCGCCCATTGACAGACGTAATTATGAACGGTTTAGAAAAGTCGCCCTCGGGATATACCGGCAGGCCGGAATAATTGATTTCACTACCTTAGAGACTACACCGATTAAAAACGTTTAAAGAAAGATTTGTTATGAAAGACATAGAAGTAAACGGCGCACATATAACAGATGAAAGTGCCGAAATATTGAAGCAGTGGCAAGTTAAGACGGAGCCGGTTTCCGCTTGTTACATACGAGTAATAGAGGAAACGATCGACGATTTGACCGATGAAGGGGGCGAACCTCTTTCCGCTGAAAAAATAGTAGAAAGAATCAGAACTTTACGTATGATGAAAAAAGACATCGAAAAGCTGTCTAATCCTTAATATTAATAATTTAGCATACCGGCTGAAAAGGCAGCCGTTGGGTTTAAGTCCCAGGTTAGGGTTTGTTTGTGCCGGGGTGGTTCCCGGCACTCTTTTTTATGTCCTTTTTGTCCGTGTCCGTTCTTCCCACCTTTGCAGTAACCAATCATTCAAATTATGAAAATAGGAACGGACAAATGGAAGCATTTCGGGATTAATTACGCTATATGTGCCCTGTTGGGTGATTATGGTGTTCCCTTTGCCCTGGGTGCTTCATTGGGTAAGGAATACGGGGATAAAATGTCACCCGGTAATAAATGGGACTGGAAGGATATTCTGGCAGACCTGGCCGGGATCGTGGCGGGCTATTTGACGCATGTATGTACCGTCTGGACCATAATGTAAAATTTTCAACTCTATCAATATGACGGAAACGATAATTACAGCGATTATTACGGCTCTTTGCACGGGTGGACTGACCTGGTTATTCACTCTCCGATATACCCGTAAACAGGCGGAAGCTGATGCCATGAAGTCAGTACAAGAGGTTTACCAGGAACTAATCGAGGATATGAAGAATGACCGTAAGGAGCTAAAGAACGCGTACCAGGAACAGAAAAAACGGTTTGACGAAGTGGACAACAAGTACAAGGAAGTCCTGCAGAAATGTAACGAAATGGAAAAGGCAATCAAGCAGAACGCCCGTGTAATGGACACTATGAAGCCGTTTCTTTGCGGTGTGAAGAATTGCCCGAACCGTAAATCTATCACTTTTGACACTAATAATAATTAACGACTTAATAAACATGAGACATGGAATCGTACACCTACTTATTTTTATTTGTTTTGCAGCTTGTTTTTACGGTTGTCGTTCTTCTCGCTCTGTTACACGAAAAACGGTTACAGAAGCAACTGGAGAAGAAAAACAAACAACTACTGACGGAGTTATTGAACTTGCGCGGAGAGATTCAAGCAATGAGGAGCACGTACTTGACGTTTACCGGGAAGATAGTACGCATATCCGTATCAACTACGACAGCCTCGGAAGAATTAAAGAAATTGATTTCAGCAACCGAAAAACTGAAAAAAGAACTGGAAAGAATCAAAGCAGTTCCTTCCAGGATCATAAGGAAACTACCAGTCAAGCGGAAACAGTCGTTACTCGTAAATCCGACGTTAAGCAACAAAGCCAGGAAAAAGAAAAGGTTACAAACGGGTGTAGCTTATGGACGTTCCTAAAATTCATGTTTTTCTTTCTATCCTTTTGCCTGGTCCATGATAACTGGGGCAGGATTAAAAGTTTTATCCGCCGGCTATGGAAAAAATAAACCTTTATGTAGCGGTAGAACAGATGAAACGGATTACCATTTCCGGGGGAACCTTTTCTATCAAGTTCCGGAAATGGAACCGGCAGACACGGGACGGCGGCGACATGGTGATACTCACGGCCGCCCGTTTGAGGAAAAAGGCGACGGATGAAAGCATCGAAAATTCAAGCTATAAACTATTCCTGACGGACACCACAACGGGCCGACCGCTGAATTGCTGGGAATGTTTGGTAATGGAGTTCAACGGGAAAAGAATAACGATTTAAGATTATGGAAATAAGACGAAGTGGTAACTTTGGAATTATAGATACCGGCAGTGACAAGGGCTTGATCTCTTTTTCTATCGGTGGCCGCGGTAAAGGTTGGGAACCTTCCAGCATCCAGTTAAACCGGCGGGGGGCTTTCTTTTCGCGGAAGATCAGCGTAAACGGTACTTTTATCGTTCCCATGGGTGATAATAACGACATGCCGGGCGAGGTCATGCGTTTACTGGATAAATTCTACGCCGGTGAAGGTATTATGGGTAAAATAGCCGGTTTACAGTGGGGAGAAGGCCCGCGGCTGTATGAGGATGCAATCGACGAAGACAATAACCGTTTTTACCGGCGTTGGAAACTCGATCCGGAAATAACTACCGACCTGGAGTCGTGGGATTACACGACGGTTCTTCATCGCTCACTCGTAGACTTAACACACATGCAGGGCTTTTTTATAAAGTTTGTCCGGAACCGTGCGCCGCGTGTGGGCAATCCCGGGCGTTTGGTACGGCTGGAACATATTCCCTATCAGAAGGCCCGCCTGGTATATCCCCCCGACGGCGAGGATGAACCGCAGGAAGTACTTGTGGGCGACTTTCCTTATCCTGATCCGGCTTATACTTACCGTTACCCGGTCTTTGATCCGGCCCACCCGTTCAAATATCCGGTTTCTGTGAAATACTATAATATCTATTCCTTTTGCAAGGATTTCATGAGTACGCCGCGTTTTCTGGGTGCGCTTGACTGGCTGGAGCTTGCCGGCGGTCTGGCCGCTATCCTAATCGCTTATAACGAAAACGCTTCGGCTATTTCCCTACATATCGAATCGCCGCAGTCTTACTGGGACCGCGCGGAAGCACGTATAAAACAAGTTTGCGAACGTACGGGCGAAAAATACACGGCCCAAATGCTGGAAGATTTTAAGGACGAAGCTATGGAGAAATTCGCCTCCAACATTACCGGAAGGCAGAACGCCGGGAAATACATGCACACGACTAAATTCTGGAATCCGGAAGCGAATAACTTTGAGGGCTGGACGGTGGAGCCGCTGGATAAGAAGATAAAGGATTATGTGGACGCCCAAATTAAGATATCAAATAAGGCGGACGCTGCCGCTACTTCCGGCTTCGGTCTTGATCCGGTACTTTCAAATCTGATTATAGAAAACAAGCTCTCTTCTGGATCGGAGAAATTATATAGTCTGAAAGTGTATAACGCTTCCGAAACGGCTATTCCGGACATGATCCTTTGTAAACCGTTACAGCAGTATATTAATGCCAATTTTCCGGGTACCACTACGAAAGTAGGGCTTTATCGTACCATAGTAGAAGCGGAACAGAACGTTTCACCCTCTAACCGTATGAAAGAAAATGCGTAGTCTGTTTTTCACACCAAAACCGGAAGATGTGCCGGAAGAACCGGTAAACGACCGGCAACCGGAAGAGAACCGGGCCAATGATAGCCCGGACAAGCATATAAAGGCCCGCCGGACGAAAAACGTTCATTTTGACCGGCGAGTAAAATCGGAGCTGCACCTGGAAGAGTGTTTGCCCTGGCATTTTGAGAAAGGGGCAGCTTATCACTGTATCAGTCATGGGGACGTTGACAGCCTTACTTATCTTCGTGTGATCGTGAAGCAACAACCGGTAGAATATGTTCTAATTTCTACCTGGTGTATGGCAATTACCGATGTTAAGGAGGTGGAGAAATGGCTGGAGAGAAAAGACATAGGGCACGCGGATTTTTATGTAGGTGAAATCTTTCAAGGTTCCTATGCGGATGTTTATTTATACTTAAAGAAGGTGGCGGAACGTTTTGGATCACGTGTCTGTATCTTCCGTAACCATGCTAAAGTAATGGCCGGTTTTGGTAATGCTTTTGATTTTGTAATAGAAAGCTCGGCCAATATAAACACCAATCCGCGCACGGAGCAGACCTGTATAACGATAGATACCGGGCTGGCCCGCTTTTATAAGGAGTTCTACGATGAAATAAATAATTTCACGAAAGATTTTGATAATTGGAAACCATATACACTAAAAAGAGATCGAGCAAATGACGAGGTTATTTAATAAAGGCGGTGACGGGGCCGGTGAAATAGTCCGTGTTCTGGGATTAATCGATAATGATCTTGATTTTACCAAGTGGGAACCTATCTTACCGCTGGGGATTCGGGATTTACAGGCTATCATCGGAACGGAACCCATAGACGCGGTAGATAAGTATTACCGTGAAGATCATGCGGATGTTAGGGAAACGGACAGCATGGCGGAAACTTTGCGGCTGATGCAGCAGGCGGTGGCGATGTTTACCTGGTTAAAGGTCATTCCCACTTTGGACGCACAACACGGAACGGCCGGACGTGGAAAACATCTTGGAGAGAATGAAACGGGTATGACTGCCTTACAGGAGTTCAAGGATGAAGAGAATATCCGGAACCTGGCTTATGAAGCCGTAGACGCGTTGGTGGAGCTACTGGATCGCGAAAAGTTTGATTTCTGGATAAACGGCATTAAGAAAAAGGCTATAAACCGGCTTCTTATTCAGAATAAGGAAACGTTCGATGAATATTATAATATCGGAAGTCATCGGCTTTTCCTGGTGCTTATTCCTATGATCCGGGAAGTCCAGGACGGGCAGATAATACCTGTTATCACCCGGAGCCGTTATAACAAACTGATTGAAGGCGATACCGTTTTAATGGAGAAATTGCTGGAGTATGTACGCCGCCCGCTTGCACTTCTCACCATAAAAAAGGCCGTTGAACGTTTACCGGTGGAAGTTCTGCCTAATGGAATCGTACAGGTACAGCAGAGCACAACCGTACGGGATAAATTGCGGGCGGAAAAAGAGGCCCGGCAATCGGTTGCTAACAGTCTGGAGCAGGACGCGGCGGCTTACCTGGATGTATTGCAGGATATCATTAGGGAACTGGATGCGCAGTCGGAAACGGTGGATTATTATATACCGGGTGTTACCGTACAATCCAGGGGAATAACTTTTTAATGTCCGGACATGGAGAAGTTTACATATAATAGTAAGACGGTGGAGGTCCCTTCCTGTCTGGATGAAGTCAGCGGTGAGCAGTACCGACAGTTTCTTATATTGGCGGTACTGATGAACCGCGGTACGATCAGCCCCGGACAGTTCCGCGTAAAATGGCTTTCTTACCTTCTGGGTATGAAAGCGGATTACACCATGTACCGGCGTGAGATCATCCGGGAGCTGGACGGGCAACTGGAAAAGCTGGACGGCTTTTTCTCTTATACAACCGGTAAGGAGGGCGAGCGGATCGTTACGCCCATTCTGAAAACCGGTCGTAATCTGATGCAGGATTTCGGGGGCTGGCATGGTGTCGGTGACATGCTGAACGGTCTTACTTTCGGTAACTTTTGTGATTGCCTGGATTTGTTGCAGCAAAGCAAGCAGGCAGCGGCAGAAAAGGACGAATCGACTATAAATGAAATCTTCCAGGATATCACGTTAAAGCTTTACCGGTATAAGGACCCGGAGAAGATACCGGCCGTTCCTTCCTTGCTTGCCATTCATGCGGTAAACTTCTTTTCCGCTGTTTGGGAAATGGTTCTTTCCGGACCGGTTTATATCGGTGGTGAAGCTATCGACTTTCGGATATTGTTTCAGAAGCTGGCATCCGAGGACCGGAAGGCGGACGATAAAACCGGCTGGACCGGGATAGTCTTTGAGGTGGCGGCTTCCGGTGTATTCGGTAATAAAAAGGAGGTGGACGATACGCCCTTCTGGGATGTATTGCTTTATCTGTATAAATGTAAATTTGAGTATTTGCACCAAAAACGTAACAAGAAATGAGAACGACAACAAGAACAAAAAACAAGATCAAGAAATTTGAAGGGTTACGCCTGAAAGCGTATGTATGTGCCGCGGGAGTATGTACGATCGGTTACGGTCATACGGCCGGTGTAAAACCGGGTGATGTTATCACCGAGGCCCAGGCCGATGCTTTCTTTGAATCGGATATCAGGGCGGTAGAAAACCAGGTAAACGCGCTTCCCCTTGATTTGGGACAGTACCAGTTTGACGCGGTAGTAAGCTTTTGCTTTAATGTAGGTATCGGAAAATTAAAGAAATCAACGCTTTATAAGAAGATCAGAGCAGATGCGTATGATTCATCCATACCGGCAGAGTTTAAAAAGTGGATATACGGAGGCGGTAAGATTCTTCCGGGGCTTGTTACCCGCCGTGAATGGGAGGCAAAACGTTATCAGGGATTGACAATATGATAGATATAAAGGTTTACCGTGAATACTGGGAAGGCGTGCAAAAACGTATTCCTGAAATAAAGAAGGTGCTACCCGTTACCATTGACGAGGAAATGAGTAAGACGATACAGGGGCTATCAAAAGAAGAATGTCCGGTGCTCTTTATTCTGATCCCGTCGGGAACGGGTGCCAGCCTTTCGGCTGATAATGTGAGGGAAAATAATTTATGCGTTATTTTCCTTATGAGCAAGTACGATCCCCAACGTAAAGGGGCTTATGAGACTATCGAAGAGGTGCAGCCGGTTATGGAGCGTATCAAACAAATGCTGATAGAAGATTCCGCCACTGGTTGCCCTGTCACTAAGGAACTGGATTTAACCAGCCTTTCCACTCTTCCGGAATCCGGCTTTTACAGGACGTTTGCAGGGTGGAGCCTGGCTTTCTCATTTAAAACAAGATGCTAATGGATGCTTTTGCGTGGTTCTGGTTAGCTGTTATAATATGTATTATTACAATAGGTGTAAATGGTACATTATGTACCTATTGGAGATATAAATATACCTCTAACAAGAAAAATGAAACTGTTAAGGATGAACCCGGGGAAAGGCACATTATTACCGGATTTTCAAAAAATGAATAACTGAATGGCCGAGAATTTTAAAACGGATTTCTTTACCGACCGGATCGGGCGTGGAATACAGGACATATTTCAAGCCCAACTGGATATCGCTACCAAACGGATTTACCAGAAAGGCCGTGAGCGTAGGAAAGTACAGGGAACCGGGGAGATCATACAAGGGCGATCCGGTGCATTAATGGCCGCACTACAGAACCCGAATTATTCGGTCATTCCGGACGGCGAAGGAGTAATCGCACATTCTAACCTTCCATTATATACCCGCTTCCTGGATATGAAGAAACACGGTAATTACCAGATTTATAACCGGCAGATATACGGGATTCTATATCATGACACACTCGGGAAGATTAAATATGAATATCAGGATTATGTAAGGGAAAGGGTAAAGGAAATGTTTGTCAGTTCGCTAAAGTAAGTGTGTTGTTATCTTCCAAAGTTCATTCTTTATATTACGATGTTAAAATATAGCAAATTCGCAATAAATGTATTTGTATTATTTGCATGGTTATTGCAAATTTGCTATATTTGCACTGTATTTAAAAGTTCTTTTATTTTATGAAGTACAATCAACTTTACGCCGAATTAAAGGCGGCAGGTTGTTACGTTGTGAGACATGGCGGAGAACACGATGTTTGGTTCAGTCCCAAGACTGGCAAAAAGTTTTCGATACCCCGTCACGGGTCTAAAGAGGTTTCTCTTCACATAGAACGTAACGCAAGAAAAGTGCTGGGGATTTAATCCCCGCACTTCTTTACTTCATAATTTAAGACTTTTAGGTGCGATAGTGGCAGGTAATATTGCCTGCCACATTTAAAAATAAATAGT